CTCCTCCTCCGTTTTTCCGGAAAATGAAAAGTCGCAAAAACATCTCCTCCTCCTCCGTTTTTCCGGAAAATGAAAAGTCGCAAAAACATCTCCTCCTCCGTTTTTCCGGAAATTGAAATATTATTTTCAACATTGATGATATTAATAAATGAGTGAACGATCTAAATCCTTTGTATATGATATCTGGAAGTATTCTTATCCCCTTCCAGGCACTCCACTCACCATTCGCGGGCATTCACGTGGATCTGAAAAGTCTTGCTTCTACATCCCCGAGATCAAAACGTTTTTCGACGCCGGAATGGAAGCATATTATAACCCAGATTATATCTTTGTCACCCACTGCCACTCAGACCACTCTTTCCAGTTACCAATGATCCTCACCGGTCTCGATCGAAAGGGAAAGCCACCTCCACGCATCCACGCACCCAAGGAATCCCGGCACCTATTCCAGAATTTCCTCCGGACTACGTACGAACTACGCAAGGGAACTACAAAAGCAAAGGGACACTTCCGTGTTACTGGTCTTTCTCCCGGTCAGGAAGTGGATTTGAACAAGGAAGGTTACTTTGTACGTGTCTACGATATGCATCACAACGTTCCCACTCGTGGGTATGGTGTTTGTCAACGACGTAAGAAATTGAACCCACGTCTTCTCGGTCTTCCTGGTAATGCTTTGAAGATTCTGAAGAAGGGCGGCGTGGGTATTAACGTATATATCGAGGATAAGCTTGTTGCGTACGTCCTGGATACTAATATTGACTGTTTCTCGACAAGTCCAGAACTCCTCAAGTATAAGAATGTCATGGTCGAATGCACATTTTTTATGGACGAAAAAGATGAAGCAGCCGATCACCACATTCATTGGTGCCAGTTGAAGCCGGTGATCAAGAATAACCCCGGTGTGAACTTTATCCTAATCCACTTCAGCATGAGATACACATGGGAGGAGATTGATACTTTCTTTTCAGATCAGAAGGAGGAGTGTCCGAATATCACAGCATGGATGAATTAAGGAATATTTTCTAACTTAATAATCATTTATTATTAAGTTATTATTCGTATACTACACATGTTTATATGGTCGGAACAACCGATATATTGATGTGCGATAATACCCAAAAGAACGGTTCGATGATCGAACTTGTGAGTTTATATGAGAAAAATGATTGGGAACTAATAAATAATGATTCATATACTAAATGAAATTAACTACTAATCAAAAAATCTTAATCGCTATTTTTATCACGGCATTATTAGGACTAGCAGTGTATCTAGTCGTATGTGTTTGGATGAAAAAATGTGACAATTGTGTACCACCAACTAATTGTGCACCACCGGGTCAAGATGTAAACGATCCTGCTTTTCTTCCCAATGTTCAACATCCTTTGGGATGTTGCGACGGACAGAATCCTGTTAATAATAAAGATACTGGTTGGAAATCGATATGTCCTCAAGGAGGTGGCGGAGGTGGAGGTAGCGGAAATGTATCTGGTAAGTTTCCAATACTGAAGAAGTTTGACTTGAGTAATTTAAATGATTTCAATGTACAGGTGATGTCGGATTCTGGTTCTACTAATAGTTGTGCTAATTACACAAAAGATGGTGTATTTTCCAGGGATGGGTCTCTTATATTAAAAGTAACGAGTCAGTGCGGTGATGGAGGATGTCTAAATTCTGGCAGAGTTAATAGCAATGATGTTTATAAGTTCGGTGTATTCGAATTTGATGCTAAAATCCCAAAGTGTAACCAGGTATTTCCTGCAATTTGGCTATTACCTATGAAAGGTACATACGGTGGATGGCCATGTGAGGGAGAAATTGATATAATTGAAACAACTGATACAATGCCATGGGGAACATTTAATATTGTAGCAGGACAGGGCGGTACTGGTTCATGGGGTAACGTTGATTGCTCCCAAAATAATTGCAATGGATGTAATCCATATTGTTTACAATCTACCATTTCAGACTGGAGCGGTAGTCGAATGTATGTCGGGGAAGCTGATTGTAATAATAAAACATGGCCTATGCATAAATTTGTATTGTATTGGGAACCAGGACGCTTGATTTCTTATGTAGATCCAGTAATTACACGTAATAGTGATGGAAGTATTTCCAGTATTACACCATCAAATGTTACTGATCCAAACGATAGTAGTATCAAGTCATATAAAGTGTATACATTTGATTCCACACCAACTTGGCAGGCAGGTTCTAGCTGGGCGAATAATTGTTATAAGGGTACAGCTACCAAGTATGCACCATTTGATTCTCCGATGAACTTGATGTTTAATATTGCAATTGGAGGGTATGGTGGTTCTAAATGTCAATGGGGTAACAAATGTAATGGTGATGACTGTAAAAATGCAGTTGGATCTGAGATGGTTATTTCGAATATTACTGTATATTCATTGTCTTAAACAACCGCTAAAAATTTAGTTATTAACAACTGTTTTAATATATAATTTTCTAGTTCGTCAGGGTTACATCCGTTTTTCTTAGATTCAATAACTACATCTTCGTGTGTATATTTATAAGATCCTTTACGACATCTAGAATACCCTTTTGATTTTCTAGTGTTGTTATAATTGGATTTCCATGTAAATGCACATACATTACATTGCCATTCCATTGAAGTATTGGCATTGATATACGTCTCTTCTAGAGATGTCCAGTTATGTTTTTCACATAATTCCTGTATAGTTTCTATAGTAATTTTAGTTTTTGATCTTGGCATGATTTGATAAATCAATTTGTCTATTCGTCTGGGTTGTGCATACAATAGTTTTCCACTGGTGGGATTGATGCATTATAAATACCCATATCATGGGCTTTTTCAAGAAGATCCTCAAAGATTCGATGAAACTTCTCCGTATGCCCTATGTCATCTTTATTGATGTAGTGTGCAAATTCGTGGATCATCACGTATATTAGATGGTTCGTTGGATAGTAGTCATCGTTTTCATCTTTGAGACATAGATAAATCTTGTCCTTGTTGATTGTGTATGATTTTTTACCCTTATACAATTTTAAATTCTTAATCTCAGGGTGTAAGGGTTGTAGAATCTTTTTAAGTTTAATCAACATCGGATCGTCTTGAAGATGGTGCTCCGTTATACAACTAGTAACCCACCATATAATACCACCGATTATTAATAGAGCAACAAGAGCAACCAGTAATTTAGTACCCGTGTTATTTTTCTTACGTTCGAGCGTCATTTTATATTATCTAGGAAAAATAATATAAAACTATACACTTGTTGTCACGCCATTATTTAAAATAGACATATCTTCACCCGAAGATTCCTGTGGTGCATACACAGATTGTTGTATACTTTTGTAGTATCTGTATGAACATGCTCCTGCTAAGGATAGCATTAATAATATCATTATTACCATACCAACCCAAAATCCTGCTAGATCCGTGACCGGTGTTTGTTGATTATCCGTTAGTATGGAATTAGTAGGCACATGTGTTGTAAAAGAGCATGGATTTTCGTTATCCCGTTCAGGGCTATCACACTTGCCCAGATTAAGGATATGATTAAGGAAAATAACAGATTTTGACCATACAAATGAATCCCCGTAGTTGAATGAATTACCCTTCATATTTACACCAATGTTTTTTGTAATCATTATCTTGATAATCTCTTCACCAACTGGTCCTGAAAAGTTGTTATGATATATATCAATGATAATGTGTAGAGGTGCTCGAATTAATAACTCCAAAAGATCCACAGAAAATGAATTCATTCCGTAATATCCATGAGATAAAACATCACTAAGTATTGGAATAATACCAGAGAAGTGATTAGAAGAAACATCTACAGTTTTTAGTACTTTGGATTGAACTAAACTCTCTGGAAGTTCACCGTCTAGATGATTTATAGCAATATCTAGTACTTGAAGACTTGGAAGATTAAAAACATTGTCGATTTTTCCATGCAAATTACTATTACGAAGTTTTAGAATCTCCAAATTGTTGAACATACTCAAAACATTAGGAAAAGGTTGTGGATCAAAGTTATTATGACTCGATCCAGAACATTAAGTGCAGATAGATCACCAATACACTTTGGTATAGTTACACTAAAGTAATTCGCCCCTAGTTCGAGAACTTTCATTTCCTTATTGGGAAAACATGGAATTTCTCCGGTAAAATAATTGTTCGTCAATGACAGAACCTTTAATGATTTTAGGTTCAAAATCTCACCTAAAAGACGATTATGACTAGCACTAAGTGTTTCGAGTTTAGGAAATTGCTTTACATAACTAAAAAAATTACTATGCATATCTATCCGATTCACATCCACTCGACATTCTAAAGAATGTGGTGATTATTAGAAACAGTCCTCGAAGACCAATCATTTTATATTCTTTCCCCCTGCAATCTTTAAAATGTTTTTATTGAATTTATGGAATAAAAATATACATAATAATAAACATGGAACGAAACATTAAAAAGTTTTGTAAAAAGCCTTCTAAGATATTATTTACCAAGTTAACTCCTGAATTACAGGAACAAATGATCACAACATCATTCAATGTCTTGTCCCAAAAGACTGGGAATCAGGAAAAGGCATTGGAAATACTACAAGTATTAGATCAAGTTTCTGTTGTTCACGGATATACGATTTATACAGGGGATATGAACTTATCCACACCGTTGGAAAGACTTACTCGTATGGGAATAACAACATTACCTGTTATTTCACCAGACGAGTTGGGGGATATCCGGGAGATATTCGATGCAACTATTGAGCATTTCCCAGAATATCTCCGGGATCCATCAGATCCTCGGTTAAATGCAGTAGGTGACCCATTAGTATATGCTCTAGGTGGCTTTGCAGCTTTCGGTAATCCAGGGTCTTTTCACAATCCATTGGTACGGGACCTACGGATTAAGTGTTGGAAACAAGCTATAAAGTTATTCAATCAGGTTATTAAAGGATATTACGATAAGGATCTCCGGGATAACTATAAAGTAGAAGTATTATTCGATCGAATGATGTTTCGAAAAGCTGGACAGAAAGCAGTTGCAGAAGCATGGCACAGAGATGTTATGCCAGGAGATTTAATTGATCAACGTGATGAAGTATACGGTGGTTGGATTAATCTAGATAACAAGGATCAATACTTTTCTTGTCTTCCGGGGTCACAGTTAGGAATAACTCAGAGAGATATTCCGTCTGGATTCGATACGATGACCAAAAGGGAGATGGCGAATATGATGAAAAAGAAGGATGTTAAGAAAAAAGTGGAGAAAATGAACAAAGATCAAAGAGAAAAGTATTTAACAACATTAATCAAGCCGATCTTACTAGAAGTAGGTAAACATCGCAACAAGTTCAAGATTCCTCCTGGTCATATGGTTATCTTTCCACAGTATATTATGCATGAAGTAGTTGCCAATGCTGTCAAACATGACATGTATAGACTATTCCTAGGATGGCGAATGACGATACGAAATAAATCATTACGGGATAATGAAAAGTATATGAGTGAACAGGCAGTTGTACCATTACCAGGAGGAATGATACCTCCATTATACGCGGCGTCTCACCAATCTCAGCAATTAGGTATACCAACACTGAAGAAACTTACAAAAGCTCAGAAGAAAAAGTTTGATTTAGATAAATGGGTTAAAGATCTGGATGATAAGTATACACAGTTATATCCCACCGAAAGGATGAAAAAACTAAGTAAGAGACTAAAAACGACGAAGAATAAGCGGGAAGTAATTGCAAAGATGAATACAGAATATCTTAACGCGGCAGAGATTAATGTTCCTTTCGATGAGGAAAAGTTTATTGACGATCCGGACATGACAATATCTTTCCGTAGTGTCTTTCGAACCAATCCAAAGGACGACAGTACAAAAACAACTCTGATTAAATGGTCTAGGGATACTATCCCTACCAAGTTTCTTAAGAAACAAGTATACGATGGATCGGGTGGAAAAGGTACTTATATGAAAGGTCCCAGATATATGAAAAGTCTCAAGGCGATGGGACTAAAGATGTATCCAAATTATTCTAAGCAGGAAAAGATCATATATAGACCCAATAGGGTAAATTGAAATATGGTTTGTTATCCAATCGAATAACAAAACATGACTTCTCTATTGAAAGTAACGATTATGTTTCTATGCTCAAGCAACCGACGACCCAACGGATGATGATTTTGGTATGACAAGTCACTTTCTGGTCCAAAAGAATCATATCCATCGTGACCCAAAATATTAATAGATGCCAAAACTTTATCATAAATTTGAATTGGATTATGTTCTGCTTTATAACAATAATATTCGGAAATAGTTTTAACCAAATCAACCGGTAAGATTTTACTCAATTCTTGGTCAATATTCTTGTACACAGCGTTGATATACATATCCAACATAAATGGTACCTGTTAATATTTAAATGTCAATTTATTATTTTCAATTTATTATCAGAATAGGCTAACCCTTACTTATTCGACATTAATGACTTTGTGACTAATTTGTTTTTGGTTTTCAATGAGTAGACATAGGCCCCTACTTATTATGTAGGTTTTTGATATCTCTTGTATATTCGGTGGGTGTCCGAATATTAAGTAGCTTCCAGTTACCCATGTCTCATATATATATACATTAGATTATCTCATACCCATTTAGAACCTTTATTATTATACCTGGTTCTAAATGTCTTAAATCTTGATTAGTAATGTTTACAATACCAGCAAAGGTAAACAAATAAATATTTTTAGCAATTTCATTATTATATACTAGATTAAATTTAAATTATCCCCATTTTATAGACGCAAAAGAAACAAAATCACTGGGTTCCATTTCAGTTATATTTTTAAAAAAATCAACAACATAATTATTATGGGGATGGGAAGGGTCCGGTTTTGTTACACAGGTATAACCTTCGGCGTCTTTTTCATCTTGAAAATATGGTAGGATTTTATTAAAATCCTTGAAAATTATGGATTTTATTTTTGTTCCCTTTAGAACAAAATATCCCTGAAATATATTTTTTCCGTTTGAAATCGGTAATATTGAAACGTATGTACCTTGTTGACTATTGATTATTTTTGTTGATTCTCTTATTACAGATGCACTGCCTTTTATACTGTTTATTCCTTGACATTCACCAAGATTTTCTCTGCAAAAATCTTTTGCTTCTTGAATTGAAGTAAAAGTGTGCCATTCAGTTCCATTAAGTTCATAGCCCCCAATTGTAATATAGGGTTTAAGACAGTTTTCTCCAATATATCCTGGATTACATTCACACACTGGTTTATCATCTTTCAATACACATTTCCCCCCAACTGGAACGTTACAATCAGTACATTTTATAGAGCAGTTTTCTCCAACATATCCATCATTACATTTACACGTTTTATCAGCTTGACACGTCCCTTGATCATTACAATTATTTTTACAATGTGCTATACAATTATCTCCACCATAACCAGGAGAACATACACATTTTCCTCTTAAATCACAAGTATGGTATTATCCTTACAGTATAGTTGGTTCTTTTATTATATGTACAAGTTATTTGGTACTCCTATAAATCAGTTGACCGTAACACAAACAATATTTTTATACAAGAGAATATTTTCATATAACAGAATTGTAGATGAGAACGGACTACAAACTGGAATTGTTACTCCAAAAAGTTTATGTAGCACAGTACTCTTATCTCCAGATGATGGAGACATTTATTTCAATGACTGGTTTGTTAAGTTTACTAGAAATAATTGCGCCATACAAGAAGGCGCACCACTTTTATATACACGTGATACTGCAACTAAATATAAAGGTGAAGATGTATTTAGTTACTCTTTAGTATTAAATAAAAAAAAAATAAAAATAATACAATTACATATGGAATATATCCTAAGGCTGGAGACTATACTAATATATTACTTATAATATATGGTTAAGACTGGACCACCATCGCATGGTGATTATGTTATCTGGTGGTCTGTGTAAGACTAGCAAGATTGATAGTGGAAAGAGTAGTTGAGGATTAGTCAACAGTAAGGACGTGAAGAACTTTTACATATCATTACTTGAAATGCGCAATCCTGTTGAATGCGAGAAGTTCTATGATCAGTATTATCTTGTTGGTGTTGTAGGTGGTTGTATGGTATCGACAAGTAATATCAGTGCGATCGAGGTATTGAAACCTATTATGATAGGTAGTTGGACTGTTGTTGAGGAGAATAGCAATCAGTTTGTATCATCGGCATGTAATAATGCAAGTCCGTCTCTATGGATTACAGTATTAGCAGTTGGACTACTGGACATATTGGGATTAATAAACATTGAGAATATTTGTTAATTGAACTTAAAATTGAAATTTTAAAACTATTTTTCTAATAACAAATAACCATGGCTTCCGTACATGAAACAAAAGATTATGATGATATGAGCATGCGCGAAAGAGGTTCCCTTGCGCTCGCTACTGTTCTCAACCAAGAACAGAACATCAAGATTGTTGAAAAGTATATTCACAAGAAAGCAAAGAAGAAAGAGGATTATGATGCAACGTACAGGAAGATTCTCTTTCAGACTGTAGGTGACATTCTAAAGGGAAAAGATCTCAAGGCGTTGGTCAAGGATATTAAGAAGGAAATGGTTGGGTGGAATCACCCAACATTCGCAGATATTAAGAATAGGATTGATGAACACGATGAGTTCATTATCAACCCCTTTGAAGTTGAGGAAGGTGTTACTACATGTAACTGTGGTTCTGGACGTGTGTTCACTTATTCTAAACAGTGTCGCGGCGCGGATGAACCCATGACGACCTTTGCCAAGTGTGTGAAATGCAAAGCCCAATGGACATATTCCGGGTAATATTATTAAAATCAACATCGTAAATACGAAATTGAAAAAAACGTTTTTTATTTAAAGAATAAAAAACAATAGTAAAATGGAAGAAATTAACTTTGTAATTATTAACGAATGGGAAGGAGGAAAACCAGGCGGATCGTGTGATTATCGGAATAATACGTATATTGTTAGATTTAAGGATAAAACAATGAAAACATTTAATCCTATCAAGTATGATAACGCTGAAACATTAGCAAAAGAATATCACGTTCAACAGTCTCTTGAAAAGGGTTTCACAAAGAACCAGTATAGACTGGTTGAGTGCGATATTGAAGGAAGTTATTATGAAGTCAAATTGAAGGATGGTATAACGGCTAAAGTTGATAAAGAAGATCTGCATCTTGTTATTTCAAAAAAATGGGGTGCATATAAAACAGGCAATGGTAAATATGTTATGAGAACAGGAACTGACATGTTTTTCCATCGGTATATTTACCCCGAAATTAAATATATATGCCATACAAATGGAGATTCATTGGATAATAGGAGAAAAAACTTATCCGAGAAAACGTCGTTTGGGTTTGAGAGACATGTTACCCAATCGAAAGTTAATGCGAAATGGACAGGTGGGATACCAACAGGGTCACTGTGTTTTTTAAACAATGCATATGTTGTTAGATTTACAGATGGTACTAGGAAAACTTTTTCTCTTCATACATGTGAAAGTTTGGAAGATGCTAAAATCCAAGCATGTAAATATAGAACACAAACATCTCTTAACAAAGGATTAACAAAAAATCAATATAGATTAGTTAAATCGGATACAGATGGTATATATTATGAAATAAAACTACAGGATAAACACATTGCCAAGGTTGATGTAGACGATTTTAAATGTGTTCAGCAACGTGTTTGGTATGCTAAAAAAGGAACAGGATCAAGCAGATATTACATGTATGCTAGTAATAAAAACACAAAAGTTATGTTTCACCGTGTTCTTTTCCCAGAATATACACAAGTTGATCATATAAATCGGGATGGTTTAGACAATAGACGTAAAAATCTACGTGCTGTATCGTCAGCTGAGAACAATATCAATCAGAAGAAGCGTGTCGATAACAAATCTGGCAAAACTGGTATACATTATTCCAACTACGATAAGTGCTGGATAGTCCAATGGCCTGAGAACGGTAAAAGGAAGAAAAAATCCTTTTCTGAATCCAAATACGGGTACGATGGTGCTAAGTTGATGGCTATTAATCATAGACAGAAGATGGATAATAAGCTTGGTCTGTTGAATGGATACGACAGTAACGAAGATATTAGTATGGTAGTTAAACCAATTTCTATTGATAAAGTACAGATCAAGGAAAAACTCCTAAGTACGAATAAATCGGGTAAAAAAGGATTATATTATGTGGATAAGTATAACTTTTGGGCAGTGGAATGGAGAGATGCTGACGGTAAGAAAAAATGTAAGAGATTTTATGTAGGTACAAAAAGAAATTACGACGAAGCACAAAAGTTGGCGATGGAGTTCCAAACTTGATTTGTTAAATAACAAAATAATATGTAGAATTTTTTAAGAAAAATAAATATTTCTTAAAAAATGTTATTTTCTCCGGAAAAAGGAGGAGAAAATGTTTTCCAGAAATCCCAAATATTCCATATATACAAATCATCCACAACACAATGTTTGTAAGCTTTCCCAAAAATACAAAAATCAAGGCATTTCAGTTTAAAAGCGATTAACAAAATTTAACAAATTTTAACAAATTTTGTTAATTTTGTTAAATGTTATTTAACAAAATTGTTAGATATTTAAAGGTAAGCACATTTTTATTAAAATGGAATGCAAGTTTTGTCATAATAAATTAAGCTCTAAAAGTGCCTTAAATACTCATCAAAAAACAGCTCGATATTGTTTGAAAATACAGGGAAAAACTGATATCAAGGGATCGTTCATATGTAAAGTATGTGACAAAAATTTTTTGAATAATAATAGATATAAATCTCACGTCAAAATATGTAAATCAAATACAAAGTATATTATAGAGAATAAAAAGTTAAAAGACGAACTCATCTCTGTAAAAAAGGAAAATGAGATATTGCGTGGAGAGTTGGAGAAGACTCAGGAGCGTTATGATAAGTTATCTTTAACAGCAGTAAAAAGACCAGTAACAAGTACTAAAAATATTCAAATAAATAATTATATACAGAATATGGAGCCATTGCGAATAGAGGATATAACACAATCCGTTCCGATGCTGACTCTAGATCATCATGTTAAGGGGGCTGAAGGATATGCAGAGTATGCATTAGAGTTTCCTTTTAAGAATAAGATTGTGTGTTTGGATGTGAATAGAAATAAGATTAAGTATAAGAATGATGATGGTGATGTTATAGAGGATATTGGGTTCCAGAAGATGATGACAAATCTATGTAAATCTTTAAAAGATAGGAGCTTTAATTTATGCCAGGAACATTATGAAAAACTCTCTGCAGAGTTTACTGAAAGTGAGATGGAAGAGTATAATTGCATGGAAACAGCGATGGCTATTACAAGGTATGCTAATGGGAGAGAGAACGATTTTTGTAACAAAGTAATAAAGTTAATTAGCAAAGGATCAAAGATATAAGTTTTATAACATATTATGTTATAAGGTTTAATGATTAATTTTATACTTAAATTTTTCATAGTCTTTCGCATACATTTCGTATATCATTTCACAGATTTCTTTATCATCAAAAAAGTCTATATCCATAAGATTTAAATTAATAGAGCTATTCAACTTTCGTAATCTCTTGTAAGGTTCTCCGATAATTTCACACACAGTCTTCCAAACTTCTTCCATATTCTCAAACTTTATCTTAAAATTAACGATATCAACACCATCTTGTTCAATAAACTGATACTGAGGTCTTAAATGCCCAACCAATATATCTTCACCATGTTCAGTGTATTTTCTCGTAAAAAATGTGATAACAGACGTGTTGACGGATCTCTGATAGTAGTAAATGAAAAATAATCACTGAATTTCGAACTATCAGCAGCGGTATCGTGTTCACATACCTGTTTAGTTACGTTCATCATAATTTTTTATAGTTTGGTCTACCCAATACACAGAAAGAATTAGTATCTATATCTATGTGTAAAATTCTTTCTTTAGTAAAGTTTTAATAGTTGTTCCCCCTGTTCTAGCAATGTGAACAAAAATCAATTTATCCGTTTATATAATTTTTTTACTCTTTTAGACATTTAATGTAAAATATCAACCTGTTTTTACTCTTCGAACATAAATACTCCTATCAGTTCACCCACTTCTTTATTTTTCTTAGGTTCAATTTTCATATTCACAGCAAATACACGACTCATTAAACGTCAGATGGAATGTCTATAGGAGAAGACTGAGTAAATTTAGGACGGGAAGTAGATTCCATAGTTTGAGTGAGATCATAACTTCTTTGTGATCTTCGCATATTTTATTAGGGAAAATATTTTGTTAATAAGTAATAAATAAGAATGAGTTTCCAAATCAATCCATGTAAAGCTGTCATGCAAAAAGTAAAGGATGCTAACTGTGATATTAACACTATGAACGATTTATGTTACGGTATTAGTAACGCTTATGGGAATGTTTATGGTCCTGAACTAAAGTCCAAATTGGATCAACAATGCGCTGATCTTATTACGAAGAAAAAGTGTGTCTTGGGAAAAAACACATGTAACCTGAGGAGACCTGTTCCTCCTCCATTTTTTAATCAGATACCACATTATTTCCCTTGGTTGTTAAAAGAATGTAACGATGTTGGGAAAGCATACAAACAATGCTGTATGAAATGCACAGGTGAACAATATGAGAATGGATGCAGAGAGAACTGTAAATTAGAGGCAGAAGCTGTGGTATTACAGAAAGAGGAATACAAAGAGGAATACAAAGAGGAAAACAAAGAGGAAAACAAAGAGGAAAACAAAGAGGAAAACAAAGAGGAAAACAAACACCACAAACACTGTGAGAAAATTGACTATGAGGGTTACAAAAACGCCCACCCGTTCGTATTTTTCCTTGGTTTTGGATTAGTCACACTTATGATTGTTTTTCTAGTGTGGTTTTTCATACGCGGTTTAACGACAAAAAATAATCAGAGTATATAATAAATGACCAACGAAAACAGTTGGTACGATCAACAAATAAATAGAAACTTTTTCTTCCTAAATGCACATGGAGATGAGATAGAGAGGAGATGGGAAGTACCTAAAGGTGTTCGCATCATTATGTTCTGTTATTCAAAAGAATTACAGGTATGTGACAGATTCGACAAGTATAACTGGTATCATATTTTACTAGATCCTACTGCATCTGATAATTATTGTGACTTTCTCACTGCGATATCTGGATATAGTTCTATTAGAGATCATTTCTGTATCTACGAGGAACACGATATTATACGAGATCTAGATATACATACAGATGAAGAGTTTAGAGAGGGAATGTATCGTCTTCCAGTGAAAGGATATGCGTACGATCAGAAGAATGAGATGGTTGTGGTTAGTGATGGTACATTATTATCCGAGATACACAAGGATAAGACATTAAATAAACTAATGAAAGGATCAAAACGTAAAAAAGTAGTTGTTGATAGTAAAAGAATTGTCGACTTGTTGAGAGTAAAGAATGAGGTTGGTATTATTCAGTCACAGGTACGTAAAATACATAATAAGGCTCGTTTATCGAATTTAATTAATTCGATGAAACTACATGTGTCTGGATTAACAGTACTGTTAATGGTTTGTAGAAACCGTGACGAGTATGATAGGAAAGCAACAGGCGGTATTGCAGATGATATCACACCCGGACGTGTCGTATCTGAAGAACTAGAAAGGATGAGGGGTAAATGTAAATTGGAAAAGTTAATGAGATTACATTGATCGCAGTTTCTTAAATTTGCGAATACGCTCAACTATTCTAGGAGCATCAACCACGCGAGCCTTTAGAGCAGGAGCGACACAATCCCAAGGATCCAACTGCTCGGGTTCCTTATTTAGAAGCTTTCTTACAGACCTTGTGAGGTAGTTCTTGTGCACAACAACCTGCATAACATTCTTCTCGAACCATGAATTACTCATATAGAGGAAACCATCCTCTCCTGGGGTCTCGTTATCCCAATATCCCCAAGAGTTCTCTACTTGCCATGCTTCTGGTTTTTTGTCCGGGTCAAAATTAAGTCCAACAAGACTCATTGCATGATTTGCTTGTAAATTACGGAATGTAATTTTATCTCCTTTTGAAAACTCGTGATTAATACCGAATACATGTTCATTATCAGTTAACTTATCATCCAATGCTGAATGATAAGGATTGAAATCTTTGCATACGTCTGCAGCAAACCAAACAGGAAAACCAGATAGAATAGATTTTGTTGCGTACTTGGACAGTTCATGTATAGGAAGATTAAGGAATTTGAAATTCTCTCCCTCGTACACATTATTAGTATATTTAACCTCGTATGTCTTGCGTTCCTGAAGTTTTCCCGGAAGATGAGTAAGAACAACAAAATCTCTCAGGTTAACTCCGGGAATAACCATGTCTCTAAAGGCAATTGGTTCCAATTCGGCAATGATTGTAGACTCATCGTCGTCGTTCGTGTAAGCCCATCGGAATGTTTTAGGTGGTTCTCCTAAAAACTTGACCAACGTATTGTAGATTTGTTTCATTGTCTCATCCCTGATCTCTTCAACCTCTTCATCTGTTAGATTCTTATGAGTAACAATATAATTAGCACAAGATTGTAGACAAGTATTTAGAATCTGGTTCATATCCTCAGAATCTTCTGACTGAAAGGTTTCCTTCATTGCAGACTTGGGTACAAGTCCGTACTTCATTACTAAGTTAGCAAACATATTCCACCATCCACCGTCACCAGTATATTCACCAACCATGAATTTGAATGCCTCATCTTCTGTTTCAACATCTGGGTGGTTGATAAACCATCTTAGGTATCTATTTGCCCTTTCCAACTTATCATAAAAGAACAAATAAGTTTCGGAGAACTCAAAATTATCTAAATTAAGGGCACTAATGACAGAATGCCTAAACATGTTCAATCCAGAGAACATCCAACATCTTCCTGATCGACCCTGATTAGTAGCCTTAAGGTGTTTCTTCTTGATTGTATTCATGAAAACATGGTTAATGTCGTTGACACGGTTAGAATCCATTGTGGATAACATTGATCCAAGAGCAACGACTGCATTGCGTGACATAATATTCTTAGGATCGTCGTAAAATTCTTCTTCGCATTCCTGTAAGAATACAGGATTAATATCATTCACATTCACGTCATACTTTAAGGATACGTGTTTTTCTTCTGTTCGAAAACGTTTCATTTTATTTAAAAATCTTATAGTTTTAAATAGTCTATTTTTTCCGAGCATTTTTCAAGACACCATTCTTGACTCTTGTCTTGTTGTTACAAGATTTACATGAATGCTGTAGCCCGTCAGGTCTCTTGGAAGCTTTATAATACTGTGTTTTTAGCCTGACAATTTCGCACTTCGGACACCATTTAGAATTCTCTGGTATATTTTTAGGTTGTTGTGTATGGCTACTTTCCTGTGAACCCATGTGCCTTGTTAGTATTTAGTAGTATTTCCCTTTTTACATATAATTAATTGTGATACGGGAATTCCCGTATCACTTTCCAAAGCCTGTAAATAGGCTTTAGTTTGATTATTTCTTGTATAATCATTTAATTTTTTCCCACCTGCTTTACACAATAATGTGGAGTTAACCATTCCATCTTTTCTGACTGGTATATCAATTGTGTTATTTTCAGATACTTTTAGTTTATGTAATATTACTTCGTGAAATTCGGATTTAAAAGGTTGTAGTTCATTATTTGATAACTGTTTACTTTTGCTGAGTACAGTTGTCATTTTTATTTGATTTGTTACTGTGTAATAACAAATCTTTAAGTTATAGAATTCGGTGAATGCCTCATGTGATACGATGTAGACACAGTTTCTTATTTCGTGTGTGTCTATTAAATAATTTTTGGTATAATTAAACAACAAATTAACAGAGAATTTTAATCATATCACAAGTAAGAGTTACTGGATATCTAATGACTTTTCCAGTGTTGAAAGATACATCAAATCCTTTCAACTTTCCCTTTTTATCCTGATGTTTAACTAGAAAATCTATTTTGTTAACAATGTTGTTAACAACCTTTTCGATTGATCTAACACCAACACAATTTTCCCAATCTGTATTTTCCTTGATTAGATACTCTGCAACTTTTGGAGAAATTTTAATTGCACTTTCAGATGTATTAATATTTCGCAGAGCTTTAGGAAATAAATAATCAGTAATAATACATTTTTTATCTTCTAATTTATACCCAGGAACCTCGATTGTGTAAATACGATCACTCAGAGCAGAATCTGTTGGTAATTCATTCATCGAGTAGATAAACCAAAGATAAGACAGATCAATCGTTATCTCACTAAGGAACTTGTCCCTAAACTCAGAGTTTTGAATCGGATCGGTTATATGAAGTAAAGCGGAACACATATCCTTATTATCAGATATCTTATCGAACTCGTCCAGGAACAAAATTCCATTCTTGTACTTCATTCGTTTGAGACATTTAGATATTTCTCCCGGTTGTGCACCAACGTAAGTATACTCATGCCCCTTGAGATAATCAGGATTGGATATACCTCCTAGTGAGATCTGCTCGAAAGGAAAGTCAAGTACTTTTGCCAGTAAACGGGATATTGCTGTTTTTCCAGTACCCGGAGACCCGATTAATCCAAGAGAGCATCTTTTCATATGAGGATTTTGTATTTTAGAAGAAACGAATAAGAGAATCTGTTCCTTTACATGTTGCATTCCGTACAACTCTTCATCCATCGTCTTTGATACTTTACGGAGAAAGTTCGTCAGCTGTGTTTTAGAGAAGGGAAACGTTTTAATCTCGTCGTGAGGCATTGAGATAGCCCAAGTAAGCCAATGTCGAAGTTTTCCCTTTTCATCATCATGCGTAGACATGTTTTGGAGTTCCTTGTATCTTGCGTAGATTGTTTGTTTGTTATTAATACTTGTATCGAGTTGGAGTATTTTATACAAAAGATCAATATTCGGATCGTAACTTTCCAAAATGTCTAGTTGTTCCTGCATCTCCTGATGTTGTTCCTTTGTATACCGACAGTGTTGAGTATAATTGTTTTTACATTCATCAAACATTTTATTGACACTATTTCGAAGTTCTAGCCAGTGTTCTGTAGACGGTACAGATGTTTTATATATTTCGTATAACTGTAGCAACCGCGCTCTATCCTTCTGTAACAACGGTTCTTCTAATATATTTACTATTTTTGGTTCAGTTTTTAGTATTTCCAGTTTTGTTGTGGTAAAATTATTATGCGCAACCTTGTTAGTGCACCGAAGCCTTTGAAGGCTTCTGGATTCATTATCTGGACAATAATCCTCATCGAACTCTGACTCGTCAGATCCAGCTTCTTCATATCGAACTCGTTTCTTTGGACGATTATTCATTTATTATATAATTAGTTTTCTTTAATTTTGCTTAAAAGGAAGAAAGATTAAAGTAAAATGTCAGAACAACAATTAGTCCATCCGGAATGGGAGAAAGAAAACTCTCTTACTGCTCCATCTGATAGAGATCCTACCCGAACTTATCAGCCTAACCAAGGACATCCTCCTCTATCGGAGGAGGATGTCGTAAATGCAGTGTCTTATTTGAATAACAATACATTTGTAAAAAAATTTTTGAGAGTTGAGCGTAGATACGCTGATCCTGTTGATCCTATGCAACGGATTGGGTTGATTTCCTTTGTACCAGCAAAAGGAGCTACACCTAATGAGAAAGGTGTTTATGGATTTGCTAAACTTCGTGGTAATTATCCTACGGATGCAGAAGCAGGTGAGCGTGCAGAATTTCTGATCCGTAATGCTGACTCTTATCACCAGATTTACCATGCCTATGTCGGTCGTCCATTCCCTTGCACCATTTCATCTGATTATTCAGAAGAGACTAGTGAGATTGATCTTCGAAAGACAATGACTGAATCTGTCAGTACAAGCATTAAACAGAAGAAGAATGACGAGCGACGTGAGATTAAGGAAATCGAGGATCGTGAAAAGCAACTTTTTGCTGAGGCAAAACAAGAAGAAGAAGATCCTCTTGATTTCTATACAACTCTTCGTGTTAAGAAGGCCCAGGTAACATGGACTTATCTTGAGACCCAGAAAAAACTTGATGAGATGAAGGCTACCATTATCAAGACTCGTGAACAGATTGAAAAGATGGAGGGAGAAAGTGAAGAGTATGCTAAGAATTACTTCAAGAAGTATTGTGATGCTCGATCGGAGTCTGGTTTAGATAATTCTGCCAACCAGGATACTTTCATGAAATTCCTTGTTGAGGATGTTAAGCTTGATTTCTAAGTAATTACTTGAATTTTAAACGTTTGTGTTTAAAATTAATCTTCGTACCCACAATCTACGCACTTTTTGATCCAAAAAAAGTATATAAATACTCCAGCTGCAATTAGCAATAATACAATACTGGCTATTATAGAATATAAAAGAACCTTTTTCTTTTTCTTATGGTCTCCTCTCGACGATACTCCGTACGCACCAGCACCAATTCCGGCAACAGCAAAAGGGATAGCTAGACAAGCACCGCAAAAGGGTTCGATTACATCTTCGCCATCTTTTTTATACAATTTCCATTTTTCATGAACATGATCAGACATCTTTATTACCCATAAATATTTTTCTTAGTTTTTGATAAATGATAACTGATAAGAAAGATCCAAAAGACGTTCCTGTTAGTGTATTCATAGCACTATCAATGATAGTTGTTTTCTTGCTTTTTAATGCAAAGGTTGTCACTGCACTCCCTTGTGGAAAAAGTATCCACGAGGTGTTTATGAGTAATTTCGTACACGTTGATTTAGGACACATAATGTCGAATTTGTACGCGCTCTATGCAATCTCTAGAGTAGAACAGGAAATGGGTTTGACGCCTTTTATATATCTCTTAATCTTTTTGCTGATTGTGAATACGATAGCAGAATTTGTAGCGCGTCGTATATGGAAAGATCTACCCTGTAGTATCGGATTCTCTGGTATTTTGTTCGGATTATTTACATGGGAACTTGTGTCTAAAAAGAAGTTCGATGTCGAATTACTTCTCGCGATCGTAATTATGACTGTAGGACCTTCTCTGCAAAGTAAAAAAGTTTCTCTGTCTGGGCACGCTATTGGTGCTGTATCGGGAATAGTTGCTGGATTAATTTGGAAGTTTGTTAATAAGGGTAATTAAGAGGTTGGATTATTTTCTTTACAGAGATTAATCGAGGTGGTCCAAGTAGTTCTAACAAATGTGTTATAAGTGGTAATACTGTTGATAATAGTATCACAGGATCAACCCCATGTACAAATTGTACCTTCATAGGTAATGTTACCCCTACAATTACAGACGGTGGTGGTGCTTCGGACAAGAATATTGCGGTAGGAAATAGAACGAGTGGAACTATTACTATGTCGGGTATTTCCATTACCGCAAATAATTTAACTGGCGTCGCCTTCTAAATATGATTTCTATTTTAATTCTTATTCTAGAATTAAAACTTATTTTTATCTCCATCTACTTCTTCACAACCTCCTTCTCAATAACCTTTAGCCATTTCACATATGCTTTTTCAAACTCATCTAGATCGCTAACCCAAAGATCTTTCTCCTTCTTTTTAGCAAGTCCATCACGTTCCTTAATCTTTGATGCAATATCTTTCTCAAGTTTGTTAATCCTCTCATCTGTGATACTACGGAACTGTAGACGAAGGAGATAATCGTATCCACCTTTTTCTTCCTTTTCTTCCTCATCGTCATCTTTTTCGTCTTTCATAATCTTATCGTATCCTCTTGACTCAAGGTCTGCATTCAAATCAGCCGTTTTTCTACTCTTACGAGTCTTGCCACTGGCATCGAAGAGTTTTATGTCACCATTCAACACTTCTGTAAGAAATCTCTTCTTATTCCCCATAAACTTGATATCATGATCCAATTTTTCGAGGAGGTGCTTCTTCCTCTTCACGTAATATACCATTCTGACTCTGCAGAACGAGTCGATAATCTCATCAACACTCTTATACTTTCTGATAGATCCATTCTCGTCGAATAGTACCATGTTCGATGTGTAGATATACTTGTGGAGTTTCAAGTTCTCCTTGTTGCATATAATACCATCTCTTTCTTCGTGAATAACAAACCTAACATTCCTAGGTGTAGAATAGTTCTTAACCTTCTTAATTACTTTTTCTTCAAGTAAACCATCCAAGAATTCTTTGAAATTATCAGTCCATAATCCAACCGGAAGCTCATCAACAACCTTTGTTTTTTTCTCAGTTACAACATTGCCCCATGATGTGTACCGAGAATCACCGGATGGTTCAATCTCTCCATTAAATCCTCTGTACCATGGAATTATCTCAGGGAGTAGAGAAATGGTAGTATCGTCTTCTTCCAAAAGAACAGCACCGTCCTGGTCCATCCAACTCTTCACCGATGCAATCAAGTCAAGTGGGTTATAACAAGGAACCGAACAAGACCAGCCAGTTCCGATTCCAACCGTACACCCGTTGATCAAGATAACAGGAAGAATGGGAACATAAAAGTATGGCTCGACCACATCACCATCATCAACAACTCTGTCCAAAAGTACATCATCCTCCTGTCTAAACAATAACCTTGTCATTGCATCCAACTTGGTAAAGATGTACCTTGCGTTAGCTGCATCCTTGCCACCGCTCAACCGTGTATTATGAGTTATGGTAGAATCGCCAAGTAAGAATCTTTCATTGCCATCGATATGCCATCCATTAAATTTGCCTTTTCCAATATTCTTAATATTGATATTATGACAATATGGATCGATAAGATAATTCTGAGACAATACTTTTTTTCTTTGAACTCGCGTGCGAATTCTTGTTATATCCCCCATAATAGAAAGACATAACATATCTGATGATTTACTGATATTTGTCCTAAATCCCAACGATCTGGCGATGATATCCGCGCTGTTAATAATACACGAATGATGTTTGCCAGATTGATATATATCAAAACGGTAATTATTTTTCTGTTTTCTCACAGATCCATCAGTATCTATTAAACCAGCAAGTAATTCCAATCTTGTTTGTTCGTCATTTATAATGTAATCAGTCGGTATATTCTTATTTTTATAAAGATTTAGTTCTTTTAATAATTCTTTGAAGGGGTTCAAATCTGTCCTAATCGAACCATTGACTGTCGTTCCTTCTTGTATATATTCTGTACATGTTTTATCAAATTTCCAATTACATACCGGTAACTGTCTTTCTGATGTTTTGCATCCTTTGCATATATTACTGTTATACTCAGTATCTCCAATCGCTGGACCTTTACCTGATCCTCTACGTCGAATGTAATAAGTACAACCATCATTTTTATAATTTTCTACGTGAATGACTTCACATCCGATGGAATCTAACCATACAACCCATGACTTAATAATCTCTTCATCTATAGAAGAAAATGCATGACCATCTTGTATGCCATCACCTAACCATGTACCTAATATGTACGGATCTATAGACACTGATTTATGTTTTCTTGGAATAGATGTTCTATTTACAATACCTTTCATATGATTTCGAATATATTTTGGCAACTCTAGATATTCCTGTACGTTAATATCTATAATGTTATCATCGTCAATAGTTTTTGCAAATATTTGCAACTCATCAAGAGCTTGTTCTTTGTTTCTTATATTGTTTACCCCGATAGATTTACAATGACCTGTTTTTGTCTCTTTATTGATATAATACATAGTCCATCTTTTAGTTGATTCTTTCCAAAATATTGACTTATGACCACTAAATTTTAATGTTAATATATGGTGACTGTTGACCGTATAACTATCCATTCCTTTTCTAGAAATTTGATACATATCATCCTCTCCTGATGTAATCAACGTAACATTTCTAACAGTTCCATCATCTCCAACAAGCTGATCCCCGACAGCCACATCTTTTGCCTTTTTAAGAGAAAAATCCCACATAAGAATAGGTGTATTTGGGTCAACACAACCAAACTGACCATCTCTGTACAGAAGAGGAATGTTATTACTTCCTGGATAAGCATTCGCCATTCTGGTAATGGTATCGTAGAGATTCTGTTCACCGTGATGATAACCAGAATGCTCTGCAACATAACCAGCAAGCTGCGCGACCTTCAGGGACTTACCAGTATACTTCAAGTTCCTGAGGAAACATGAAAAGAGCGCCTTTCGATTACCCTCTTTTAATCCGTCCATCAAGCCCGGGATGCTACGCTTGCAATCGTTCAGAGAAAACTTAATCAACTCTGTGTTGAGAAAATCAGACATTGATAGAGAGATGGTTTCTTGTTTGTCACCCTCCCATGCCAGTGCAATATTATCCGCATTGTACTGCTCGAGCCAAATCTTACGAGCATCTGACTGTTTGGTATGGAAAACCTTATTCATGTTGAAGCTGGTGTTCTCATCATTCTCGAGATCGACCATCTTAATTCCAAAAGTATCGGCAATGTCCTGATCCGATGATGAACCAAGACCCTTGTAATACTTTTGGTTAATGGCTTTCCCTGGATACTTTTTGTTATAAATATCAACATACTTTTTGTATTCTCTCTCATCGTAAAAGAGCTTTTCCTTCTTTTTTCCACCAGGAAGGAATACACGAACAATCGGAGTTTGCATGCTCGTGATAAATGGCTCAGCACGTTCCAAAAGAGTAGGGAACAAAGTGTGAACCATATTCTGCAACAGACCAGAGATGTGAATCCCATCACAATTATGTACTATTGTTTGTCCAATTCCTCCTTGGAAATTATGCACACTTGTTTCTATATCATAAACATAATTATCAGTTTTTCCAAGAGGGATAATCTTTTTAATAACGACAGGGTCTTTCTGCTGGTGACCTTTTGTTAAAACAAGAGTATATACAGATGGTTTATCCAATCTATTGTTTATAGAAACCTTATATCCTAGACTTTTGCATAATAGGAACATTCCGTGAGATCCAATTTTCCCATTTATATCGAAACGTTCAGTACCATATTTTTCTTTCCCTTTTCTATCACCATCACCATCGTAAAATCCTTTGAAAAATAACTCACGTGTTTCTATTGAAGAATTTAAAATTTCATCAGGAACTCGTTTGTTTCTTTCATGATCGTAAAATAAAGTTGTATACTTTTCGACAAATTCTTTAGTTTTAATACCTCCATTTACTATTAATTTATATGCTTTTTTATATCCTCTAACCTCATTATTATGCCTATCTTCTATAATCTTAAAATCATACGTATAATATTTAACGAGAATATTTTTAGATTTTTCCAAAAATTCATAGTTAGTGTTTGAGATAGACCATGAATATGAAACTCGTTTAAATGTATATTCGTTTGGTCTATTTTTCGGGTTATATTTATAATCCCAATTATAAGTACCTGATGTTCCATCAGCCCAAAATAATCCCATTACATATGCTTCTTCATTCGAAGGGGTATGTGTATGTATAGGAACATTGATAACTGGAGATGACATATATTCGCTAATAGCATTAATTAACTGATATTTTTTCTTTTTCTGATAATATCTAATACCTATTTTACTAGCAATTTGACACAGTTCTCGGTGTGATAATTTTTCTAAATTAGAATCTTCGATATTATTATAAAATCGTGGAAAGTTGTGCATCAATCTATCCCCTATTTTACACTCGGATGCATACACTTCATCTCCATTTTCAGTAATCATTTTGTGATCTTCTGTTACATCTATTATTCCTGTATGTGTTACAATTCTGTACATATTTTTGTTTGTTTTCTTTCTTTTAATTCCCATGATATCTGTCCAACCATTATTAGACCAAACTTGTAAATTTGATGTTGAATGATCGTTAATCCAATCTGTCTGGTTTATACAATCGATTGTCTTTACTCCTAAAATACCATCAGGTGTTTTTGTTAGTATAGGTGTATCATACGCAATACAGTCTGCGTCTGTGATAATTAGAATCCGTCCATACCTCAGAGTCAAAAACGTTTTTTCATCAGTATAATCAGCATCAAGCTTGGCGCCGAGAGCTTTGATAATATCCGAAATGACTGCATTCTTAGCGATCGACGCCGCCTTAGCATTACGGACGTTAAGAACCTTACCGCGAAGTGCGTAGATACCAAACCAGTCACGTCCAGCTTTTCCAAATGCACCAACCTCAATACCTTTCACTGCGTAAGTCTTAGCAGCAAGTCCCTCAACAAGAATTAACGTGCATTCATGGCTAAACTTACCGCCCTCGTTGTTGGCCGGGTCTAATCCTTCAATCTTGACAAAATTCTTCTTCCTTCTTTCAAGCTTCTTCAACGCACCAATTTCCTTGGAACGCCTAATATCGTCAATAACAGACCACTTCAACATTGTATTCACATGTAACTTTTTTATCACTGCTGTAACTGGAGATTCTAGTTTGTGTTTGCTCTGTGACTCGAACTCGGGGTTAATAACTCTGACAACAACAAAAATTCGAAAGAATTTTTTGACATCACCAATTGTATATGTAACACTACCCTTTCCTTTTGCTAACTTTTTCACGATTGGACGAAATGCTGCTTCTACCCACGCATCTACATGTGTACCACCCGAAGATGTATACACACCATTCACAAAAGATACAGCCTGAAACTGTGACGATGGCATTATCACAATCTGGGCATCCTTTGTGTTGATGTATAGAATATCCTTCTCCTCTACTGAAGAATAGAGACTTGAATAATCTTTCAATGTCTTTACCGGAATCAGGACATCATTAAAATATACATTCACGTTCGTTAGCATCGCCGCATCTACAACATAACGACAATATAGATCCACAATATCCTGATTATAACCCTTCATCTTGAACTGTTTAAAGTCAGGAATCCACGATACTTCAGTATATCCATTCGACTTACTGTTCGTGTCTGCTATTTCAGGTTCCTGTGCCAGCTTCATGTTACTCGTCCATTCCTGGAAGAATGTTTGTTCTGTATCAGGGTCAAGACCCATAACAGCAAAATATTCTGAAAATACATTAGTTAACTTAACACCAAGCCCATTACGACCGGAAATATTATACCGATCCTCTTCGTCATCGTAGTTAGACGAAGTAAGAAGCTGGCCAAAGATAAGACTGTGATTATAACAGTCTTCGTCCTCGTCGTACTCAATGGATATAGATTCACCGTCGTTCCAAACGGAAGTCATTCCCGTCTCGAGGTTCACATTTACTTTAATAGTAGTACACGGCCTTTTTGCTTTCTGACTTCTTGCCACATTGTCAATCGCATTGGAGAGCGGTTCAATGAAAATACGGAGAATAGCAGGGCAATATTTGATTACCTTCTTGATGATGTGAAAATCTTGATTGGGAATTGATATGTACTCCTCTAGCTCCCTAGCTCTTGTCGAGCCTGTATACATATCTGGTCTATGTAAAATATGTTGAATTGGATCAATCTTACTATACTTTGTTTTAGCGTTTGAAGACATTTGTTTAAGAATAGTAATTCCTATTCTTAAATTCATTTTTCTATTTGAACATTAGAGTATTTCCATCGGAACCCTCCTGCTTTATTTCGTTTTCCTTTACATACTTTAATAATTCCTGAACTACATATCCCAAGTTCTTTACAATCATCTGCTGTGCTAGAAAACGTTGTTATTAACTTTCCTTCCATTGTATACTGTGACACTTCTTTGCATATTGAACTTAACCCTGAGTGTATTGCGTGTAGAGTATTTTTACTATACGTAACCCACTCTAAATTGCTTTTGTGATTGTTAGAAGGATTTCCATCTCTGTGATTAACGACATGTTTATTGGGTCTATTCCCATAAAATGCTTTAGCTACTAATTTATGTACGGATATGTTAACATCTTTTCCGTCATCGTTTACTAAAGTTATATATTGTTATCTTGTTGTTTTCTCATACATTTTTTGAGTGTTTTACTCCATACTTCTCCACTAGAACATATTAAATATTTTGATAGATTATTAATCTCCAATTTTTCACAATCCTTTATTTCCACTTTTTTGTTGTTGGACATAATGATTACGATGGTTGATCTGTTCTGATCTACAAGACCATTCTAAATTAGAAATATGATTGTTAAGTTTATTGCCATCTTTGTGATTAACTTCTTTTTTCTTTTGGGGGTTTGATATAAAATGATTAGCAATCAATCTATGTATATAAAAATGTGTATATTGTTTTTGACCTGAGCTTAGCATTATATCTGCGTATCCATTAGACGTAATATAAAAACTACGATGTTGATTTTTAATTTCACTGAAAACACTTCCGTGGGTCGAAATTAAATATCTATTTTCGTAGTTTTTAATCTCTGTCCATATCTCTGGTTCAGGTCTGTGCAATATATGAGCAAGAGGGTCCATCTTGTTATACTTTTTCTTAGTTTTGGATGTCATGTTTGTTTTCCAAATAGGATACGAGCTTTTAAATTTTTTTTCTTCTTCATGTATTATAAATGAGAACAGGAACAAAAATACTTCTTTTCGCGATAATACTACCTGCGTTAGCGTTTTTTCTGATTTATCTAATAGCCAAATCATCCAACTGTGAACCAAATTGTCACGACAAAACATGTGGTCAATCAGATGGATGTTTTGGTAAATGTAAATCATGCCCTGCTGGTAAAACGTGTGACGGTACCAAATGTCAGAAAGTAAGTCCTGCTGGTAAAACAAAGGGTATCTGTTATTTTGACATTGATGGTACATTGACAACAGCCAAAGGTGATCGGGATGAAATGATGCAGCAATGTTTAGATAATAACTTTGCTATTGGTATAATCACAGCAAGTGGTAGAAAAGTAACAGATATTTGCGATGGAGATAAAGCGAGAGATCCATGGATGTCTGATTTATTATGTAAACAATTTCATGAAAATAATGCAAAGATGTACAACAGTACAACAGAAGTCACAGGAAGTAAAACATTCCCACATGGATACGATGGCACCAAAAGTCAGGGATATGTAAAGGGGTGGAATATGAAATACGGTAGAGATTTAGTGGATAGTAACATTCCAGATAAATGTGTTGTCTTATTCGATGATCAACAACATGTACTAGCTGATGTTAAGAAATTTGACCCTAATCTGGAAGTCCAATGTTCAGGTGAACCAACGGCGCCTGGTGCATGCCAAACACTTGGCCACGTACTTGATATTGACACGGTTAAAAAGAAGATAAAGGATATGCAAGCAAATGGGTGTATATAATTTATAACATATTCATATTGTTATAAATGAAAGATTAAGACAAAGGTAGGAGTACAGTGTATTCAGCGTTATTATCAATCTTATATCCCATTATCTTAACTTCGTTTGAAAATGGTTTCCCTTTAATTTGACGACCAGCGCTTATATTACCACCATTGATGTACGCGTATAAAGTAAAAGATACAGGTGTTGTATCATCTGCGTATATATTAGCATTATACCCTTCTCTAACCCATTTAACTGCAATATCAGATGCCTTTTCTAATGTTTGTGTGTTTTGTGCTAGATATACATTATTATCAACGAGAGTATTTTTGAAGAAATACGGAGTGTTGACACCTATCTGTACTTCATCGTGTATTGTATATACAATATTATTCTCAAGAATCCATTTATTGACAGATTCTTCTCCATATAAGATAACCTGATGGCTGTATCGGTCAAAGTCTGTGATATCGACATAATAATTCCTGATAACGATACGTTCATAATATCTTCTTACACTATCCACGTTCATTTGAGCGCTTAGTCGAAGTACGTATATAAGCCTTTTAATTGTTTCCTCGTTATGAACAACGATTTTACCCCCATATAGAATAGAACTATCTTTCTTTAACGTTTTCTCAATATAACCGTAATCATAATCAGGTTTTATTATGAAAAAGTTCTTTGCAAATTGAGCAATATTATCATCGTTCACATCCACAATTCCGGTCTCATTCAGATAAGTAGAATACACCCATATAGTATATTCAACTAAATAACGAGCCATTTTCTTGTTTTTGTTATATTTTTCTAGAGATGACTCATCCTTTTCGGGAAAACTAAGTCCGTGTTGTTTCTCTGGGATACCATCTATTATACCTTCATTATTTACAGGTATAGAAACAGTGACATTTCCTAAAGTACCATTGATTTCTTTAGTTACATCTCCTATGACAGTTTGTGATGTAACCTGTATGTTCAAAGTATCTATAAGTTTCATAGCCGTGGTAACATCAACCAAGTATATTTTTGTACTTGTTGTTTCTCTTACTTTAATTGGTTGAATCGGAGTAATAATAAGAGAGATATTTTGATCGTTATAGACAACATTAAGTCTTCTCGTTTTACCGTAAGAATCGATCCACTGTGATTTTATCTTTATTGAAGGATCTATTGGCATGTACGTCTCATTGATCGTACTATTCAGAGCGTACGCCTTTCGTAAACGATTATATACATTACGAACATTACGTGCCTCTTTATATGTAAAAGAAAACTGTACATTATCACGACTTTTCTTTGTGTTGTACTTGATAATCAGTTCGCATTGAGGATATTTGGCATGATCAGATTCACTTCCCATATGTTCATACACATAAATACATCTTTTCTTTGTCCGATTTTTATAGTACGCTTGAAGATGACGAGGTAATACCATCTCACCGTCCAAAATCTTACGTGTGAATAAAAAGATATTACAATCGAATCTATCTTCTAATAAGTGAACGAAAAGTTTCGGGTCAAAATAAACTTCTGGATCTTCTATCATCTTAATTATTTCTTTTACAGTTTTATCGTACAATTCCTGTCTACACAAAGGAACGATATTCTTTTTAGCAAATGCTACTCTTTCTTCCATTAGTGTATCTTCTCTTGCCTCCTCTCCGTCAATATCAAGAATTTCCGTTTCGTCGTTCAAAGCTTCCATTACAACATTAATAAAACTGTTTTTACTTTTGTAAACTCCTTTACGAACATACTCATACTTTGGATCAGGATCGATAATCACAAATAGATTTTCCAGATTCAAAGGCAGTGTTCCAAACTGATTATATTTAAGAATTTTATCTGTTCGAATAATATTATGTTGTTTCTTTTCAACGGCAATTAACTCCTTTCCTTCGTAATAATGTAAATACTTGGTTTTCTTTCTCTGATCCCTTTCAAAACAGCATGGCACATATGGATATACATCAGCATTTTTTAACTTATTAATCCTAATTCCGGTATATGGGTATTCTGGATTATTGCATACATAATAGTTTTGACCTTCACCATCCATCGGAAAATTAAACGCATCGGGGTCGTCTGGCCTATCTCTCGGAAACTTCATTACACTCTTTCCTTCTGCTTGAGCCTGTACAGCATCCTCTTCTGATACTATTACTGGCATACGGGCTGGTTTACAATTTCTAGTATATAGAGTGACAAAGAGATCCGGAGAAACATCTGACGCTTTTATAGATTGTACTTCTATTTCCTCTGGAGGAGCAACATTTCCGAAATCTGGAATATAATTTTTGTAATAATCTATAATTCCATCCTTCTTCTCTTCATAACGCATGAATAATTTTCCGAGAATCTCCTTGAATATACCTACAGACTTTGCGTTGTTTGCTTTGGATACCTTAACTCGAATAAATGGTCCGCCAGGTTCGAAAAAATCTAGATCAACTTTTTTCATCGTCTGATCACCTTTAACCATGATCTTTTCTGTCAAAGTTGCGGTGATATAGCCAGTAGATGGATGTTCAAAGTGAATGTATATACCGGGTTTCATTTTAGTTGCCTTATCGTGATCATCGATCGTAATTAATCTACTAAAAATTGGATCGTTCACTACTAAATCGGCAAAGACGTATTTATTAAATCTTAAAATAGGGAAATAAAATACACCAATAACCTCACTTTCATCTATCTGTTTAACTTTAGCGTCAAGATTCTTAAAAACAGATAGAGATCTTTTCATAAATTCATCTCTTGATACATTATCCTTAGAAGTATTGATAGTGATATCTATTGTCATATAATCCGATTCCGGATCAACTTTTACTATAGCACTCTCATAATTGGATATATTAGAGCTAGTGGAGACAAACTTTTTCTGTGCAACTTGAAGAATTAATGACTCTTCGGAACTACTAGACCATTCTTCTGGTGGAATAAAATCTTGTAATATCTTGTAAAAGTCCATTGTTGTAGAGAACGGTACGGACGGATTCAACTTTATTGTGTTAAAGATCTCTAACAACGAAAGATCTTTGACATCGAGTGTCAGAATGAACTTTACATGTTCTATCTCAAAATCTGTAGATGCGGCAGACTCATCAATGGTATCAAACTCCTTAAATACATCTAGAGTATTTTTAGCACTATCTTTGTTAGATTGGATACGTCCTTCTAGGTATTTCTTAATATTTTTAATCTGAGCCCAATCAGTGTGTATCTGCCTGCTTGTTATGTATAACTTATTTTTCTGAAGAATATCTCCGATATTATCTAAAGGTGATTTACCTTGTGTCTTTACATCTTTCCGAAGTGGTTTGTTATACGCTAACCATACTTTAACAATCTCTTTGCCTTTATTGTATTTGGTTTTACCTACCCTTGCTTGTATGTCGTTAATTAATTGGATAATAGAACTGTTTCTACTCGCAGATGCTTTTATCTCGGCAAGCAAATCATTAACGATTATTTTACTTTTTTTATCTCTTAATTCAACATCCGTAATATCTTTATTAAAATATAAAAAAGATTCCAATGTATCCATAGTAGCCGCTAGGCGAGATTTAAACGAGTTTACATTATCGAGTTCATATATTTTGAACTTTTTTCCGTTAACGCGAACCATATTTCTTTAATGTTTGTAAATAAAATTAGTAATTGTTTCTGAATTCTTAAGTTTATGTATGCATATTGCATACATAACTTTTCCGTTATCATTTCCTTTCATCATTTTCCATCTTTGTGTGTCCTACACAATAGGAATATTCAGCATGAATGTCGTAATATCCCAGAATAAGTTCTGAGATAGGATCAGGGAAAGTCTTGGTTAGCTCTTCCTTGATATATCCTTCGTATTGGAGCATAGCTCGTACGCCTTCCATCATAGCATAATATGCTCCAGCAGCGTAAGAAACCATTTTATTTTAATCTATATTATTTTAGATTAAAATATCAATTTAATTACGAAAGAGTAGTAGCAAACTTCTTAAGAGATGTTACATCTCTGCCACCTCCGTGAACACCCTTGTATTTACCATTAGAATCAAATCCAAAGTACGAGGGAACACCACGGTGTTTAGCATCCCACTTTTCAAATAATTTACCTGCAGCCTTTTCAGATTCTTCCCCATCAGATACAATAGTAGCAGCAACAACATTGGGGTGTGATTTAGCGAATTTTTCAAATGCTGGGCCTGCTTGTTTACAATAACCACAGAACGTCGCTTGTCCCATAATAACGACATTTTTTCCTCTACATACGTATTGTTTAAGATTCCCGTCGGAATCAAAATCGTCGATTTCAAGATATGCAACGTTTTCCATTATTTATTATAAGTAGAATAATTTTTTTAAAGTGTTTTATTTTGCTTATATTTGGTTGACATTTATATACAACATACGATTTGGCTGTTATTTTCATTTAAAGTTTAACAGAGAATTTAAAAAACTATGACAGTTATATTCAAAGCAAAAACCCACTGTGCTTACACTATCAAGATACTTGCTGAACTACTTCAAAATAATATCAAGACCGCATGTTTCGAAATCGACGAGGACGGTGTTAAGTTATGTATGATGGACCATCATCGTACAATTCTTATCCAAGTATCTCTAGAGAGTGAGAACTTTACCCTCTATAAATTTAAGTGTAAAGATAAGTTATTTTTAGGTATTAATCTAAATCACTTTCACAAGATGTTAAAATCCATTAAGAAGAAAGACTCGATGCAATTGTTTATTAACGATGATTCTCCTAACGATTTAGGTATCAAGGTTATCCCCAAAGAAAATAATCGTATCACGACATCTTTTGTTACTATTCAAGAAATACAGACAATCGATATTGACATCCCAGAAGGTTATGGAAAACCTATCATTGTTCCTAGTTCAGAATATCAAAAGATGTGTAAAGATATGGCTCATATAGGTAGTATGATCAATGTTGTTGCCAGAAACTTCCACATTAAGTTTCGGTGTAATGCCGGTGGTGTTATGAAGAGACATGTAGAGTTTGGTGAGATGGGAGATTCGGATGATGAAGAAGAGGATGATGATAATGTAGTTGAATATAATCAAGATTTTGATACAGAGCAGCTATCACGTATCACAAAGATGGCAGGATTAAGTACCAGCATGCAAATTTATCCCAAACAAGGAAAGCCGTTACTGTTCAAGTCAGCAATTGGAAGTTTAGGGAAGATTTCTATCTATATCAAGTCAAAGGACTTGATTGAAAAGGAGAACAGCGTTTTGGAGTCAGACGATGATGATGATTTTTAAAGATATTGAACTGTTTAAAAATTTATTGGGTATAATACACGAACTGCGCTGAATCCATAATCCTTGATAATAAACCAGCAAAGTCATAATTCAATTATTGTTTGTATTCGAATATGACAAGTAAACCGTAACCTTGGCTTATGAAGTGGATGTTTGATTAGAAATCTTTTAATCCCGTCATATGTGTCTATAAGATAGTAATAATAAATGCTAGTAATGAAATCCTGTGTGTGAAGAATTTTTTTCACTAGCATTGTATCCCCGAAAAGATGAGGAGTGTAGGAAAACTGCTGTATACTCATATTCCATAGTTTTTCTGTAACCTGATTTCTTTCCATAATATTTAATTTATATCCATTAATTAAATGACAATTGATTCTTCAACAATAACAGGATCAACTTTTTTGTTTATTGTTACAACAACTTTTTTGAGTTTCGTTCTTGTAAATATTAAACCTGTTTATCTACAGAAACAAGATAAAAAGATTAATGTACCAAAAGCCATTGGAATGGCAGCTTTGATATCCTTTTTATTCACAGTTGTAATAACTTATATAAGCGTAAAAGTAGACAAGCAGAATTTACAAACAACAAAAAAATCTAGCTCATTATAAATATGAAGATTGATCTCAAAAAACCTATAAATTCTTCTCTTTTTAGTATGGTGATCACATTTGTATTATCCCTGACAATACTATACGTGACCAAACCGTCGTACATCATGGAAATATCAAAAGAGGGGAAGAATAAGAAAAGTATATATCTATTGGTTACATACAGTATGTTGTTCTCAGTATTGGTTGGAATAACTGTTTTATTATACAGAACTGGATCCACAGAAACTAAATCAGATGCACCACGTATGGCATTTAATCCACGTTCGTATAGACCAAAGATGTATTCACCTCATTAATACACACCCTCTCCTAACCCATTGGAATTTGCTATGTAGTCAGAGGATGATCTATATGAACTTCCTCCACCACAGTGTGATTGGCATTCCTGTATCGATGGGTATCTTCCGGGACCCGGAGGAGCATTCACCTGGACACACTGACGGTTATTCCCTCCATATCCGGTTCCTACACATTTG